GATTTAAACGAAATTTATGATACGAAATTATATTATTTTTTAAAAAGATGCTTATTAAAATCTCCAGAAAAACGTTATTACCTTTTAATTTAAATGTGTAAATATATGAAAATATTTTTAATTTAATAAAATATTTTCATAATAAATTACATAATGCCCAGACGAAATAAAAATAATGAATATACTTTTAATGATTATCCGAATTTTAATCCCAATTTAAGTCCTCGAGAAATGTTTGTTGCCGGAAGTTTTGGTGGTACATATTGGCGTCCAATTTATTCGAGTGTTAATAAAAAAAATTATAAAAATCAACATCTAAATTATCCAAAATCTTGGTGGAAAGGGCTGCCCGATAATTATTTAATTACGCCATGGGATAAGTATGATAAAACTATTAATACGTATAATGTTATGGTTGGAACTACATTAGAATTTTGGGAATGTAAAGAGTGGATTAAGGATTTGCATCCATACGGATGGGTTCAGTGGTATTGTAATTTTTTTCAAGGCAAACGTTCTCCCGACGACGAACGTCAGGTCAAACGGTGGATGCAAACCGCCGGTCCCAAAAGTCGTTTTCGCAAACGACTAATTAATATGATCAATAATAAAAATGCTGAATATGATGATTTTACAATCAGTCCTAAAATCCGACAAACGTTACAACACTGGGGTTATCGTCTAACAAAAGAAGATATTAAAACATAATTCTAATAAATTTATTAGAATTGTTTGAATTGTTTGAATTGTTTGAATTGTTTCTATTAATTATTATAAATAAAATTATAATCTTTACGATGTAACGATTCTATATTTTTTTTATCTATTTCGTCAAAATTAAAATATTTTGCTATTGATTTATCATTTATTGGAGATTCTATATTTAATAAACATTTAATATCTGGCACAAACTCAAATGCGTATTTTTCAAGATACTTCATACGATATCTGGTTGTTTCAAATATATACAACGCTGTCTTGGTAGAAAAAAAATCTTTAATTATTTGCAATTCGTCTTCTTCATAATTTTTTATTATATAATTATCTCTATTTGATATTCCATACGCTCCGTCTTTGTCTATGTAGGGGAANCCATACATTTTGTGGGGCAACACTATCTTGCTTTCTTCAAAGAAACTTTGNGGCGTGTTGCTATAATTGATAATTAGTTGTGGACGATTACCTTCTAATATGGCCGTTTTAATATTTGGATATTTATACAGATCAGTTTTTATATCCGAAAATATGGAATTCTTTTTTGGCGTGTTTGATTTAAATACTTTTATGCCGCCAAATTCTTCAATAAATGGTTTGATTTTATTTATAATACTAACTCCAAAAACCGGTATTGGATTATTTAAATTAAATTTGTGCAGAACATAATTCTTGCGCTGTTTATCATACAGTTCTATTTCTATCTTTTTTTGGACATCAATATTTGCTTCTTTGCTAAGTAATAAAATACACGTTGGTGTTTGGGCTTCTCTCGAAAAAATCTTGTTTGTTTCGGTGTTATTAAAGCACCGTATTTTTAATATTTTATAATTCATCAAATAATAATATGTTCTTGCCCTGTCCGGTTTCATCCATATAGATGGTATTATCATAAGTAATTTCCCCTTATCTTTTAATAAACTTACCGATTTTTTTATAAACGGTATCCACATTGTCTCTCCATCACTGGTTTTTTTTTCTTTACTATTTGTTGGAACTTTTTTTAAACCATTTGCATTGTAAGGCGGGTTACCTATTATAAAATCAAATTTAATATTAGTATCGTATTTAATATTAGTATCATATTTAATATAATCTTCGTTTATTATGTTTGCATCTTTACCAAATAAATTAAAGAGAGAAATACAATTATCTTCTTGTATTTCTATAATAAATATCATTTTTTTTATTATGTGTTCGTGGCGCTCCTTTTTATTTGTTATCACTTCCGAAAGACCAACGTCCAATTGAAAAAATAAATATATTGAAAAAAAACCTGTCCCTGCACCCGGATCCAACCATTTGGCATTTTTATCAGAGAACGATTCTTTTGGTATCATATCAAACATCTCTTTTATTAATGAAAATGGTGTAAATATCTCTCCATACTTATTTTTTTTCTCTTTATTTACTAATAAATTTTGATTAAATGTATCGAATTCAATATCACTAATCATAATATTATTATATTATAACATTAGTAATATTGTATTTTTTTTTATTATTCGCACAAATTAAAAAAGTTTTTATATTTTTTATTTTTTATTTTTTATTTTTTATTTTTTATTTTTTTATTTTTTATTTTTTATTTTTTATTTTTTATGTGTTAATGTATTCTATATTCTATATTAAGGGTAATAACCATTGTTGTATGATTCTCTTTCTTCATAATCTGGGCGATGAATATACGACCCTGTATCGTTGCTCTCATATTGCGCGCGTCGAAGAGCCTCCTCCCCCCAGAGCCAAGGACGGCGCAGGGCGTCGCGCGACCAATCCGATTCCCCCATTGCGTTATAATCTTCTTCATCGGTCATCTCTAAATATGAACTATGATCATTATTAATATAGTCAGGCTCATTGTTGTCTGCAAGTTCATGACTATTTGTTTGCCTTACTAATTGTGGTGGTGCTGGTGGTGCTGGTGGTGCTGGTGGTGCTGGTGGTGCTGGTGGTGGCGATCGTACATTAAATGAGTTTTCCATTGATGCCATTTGACTATTCCAATATGTTGTTTGCATTTGATGTAATTGGGTTTCCAAATTTGTAACTCTATTTAGATAATTTAACATAATTTTATTTTGATTCATATTTTGTTGTTCAAGCTCAATAATTCGTTTCTCTTGTTTAACTTCATTTGCCGTCATTGGATTATTATTTTTTAAGAGAATCCAATACTTTGGATCATCATAGCATGACTGAATTGAAACTGCATGCTCTACGTGATACACTATTTTTGCGACTTGTTCCGGATCAAAAATTTTCTCTTGAATATTGTGGCTAATTTCTGTATCCCTCCATTCTTTAAAGTGAACGAAAGCATGATAATAAATTTTATTATATTGGTTTTTTTTCTCTACAAAATCTACCCTTTCTACTTCTCCAATATCAAGTTTTTTAAAAATAATACTGATACTATCTTCATTTGCCCATTTGGAAAGAACACGAGGAATGAAAATCGAAAGTTTATTATTAAATGTTGTCATGTTGTTGTTGTCGTTGTTTTTTGATACATACATAAGATATAAATCTGCTTCAATTTTAGGTTAAAACCTATTTTATATATTATTTGTTATTTATTTCCAAAACTTTATTTATTTGTTTCTTTGTTTGTTTCTTTGTTTGTTTTTTGCAATCTTCGGCACCATCGCGTAAGTTAGTCATTGCGTTTTTATAACTTGGTATCTGTAAATTTTTATATATGCTGAAAATTCTGGTAAATGAAACTCTTATATCTTCTTGTGGTTTTTTTATAATTATATCATAGTCGGTTTTTAAACTTTCCAAATTACAGCTGAATATCGCATCTCTACAATTATAGTATTCGTCGGTTAATCTTCCACAACCAGTAAAAAAAGGAATGTAGCACGATGAAATCAAACATTGTATTAATTCTTCTTTCGAATTCCATTGTGTTACTAATTTACATTTATTATCGTTATTCGGATCACATAATAGTATACCTAATTTGTTATTTGCTCTAATATTTGCATCATCCGGCAATATATTTTTAAACATATTTCTTATTATTGTTCCAAGAAAACCAAAACGTAAATTTCTATTTGAATAAGCGATAAATATATTATTTGTTATTTCTATTATATCATCCATTTTTATTTCGTCAAATATTAATATTGTTGATACTAAAGCACCTGCACTATAACCAACAAACATATTTGATTTTTTTATATTATTTAATAATTTATAAGCATAACCGTAATTATACCAAAAGGCCGGAAAACCGCCACCTTCAATTAATATTTTCATATTACTATATATTTTGTAAAATAAACTTTATTAATTTATTAATTTATTAATTTATTAATTTATTAATTTATTTATTAATTTATTTATTAATTTATTTATTATATAAAATATATAATGAGTCATGTATCAAATAATCTTTGGGGAAGCCCAAATAGAGAAGTAATAAATTCCAGCGACGTTACGAGAACACGAGCTATGAAAACTGTATATAATAATATAAAACAAACTACTAATCATGTAATAACAAATAATTTATCTCGCGAAAAAAATAACCACACATATGGTATTGGATATAGCAGTCATGATACGACGAGCCAGGCAGCGATATTAACAAGTAGAAGTTATGAAGATAAATATATGATATCAAAGGCGAGATTTTGTTGTATTTCTAATAATAATATAGATTATTTAAAAAAAGAAGCATATAATGGTAATAAATTAGTAGTTAAATATAAAGATCCAGACGCAGACGATTCATATTCTGAGCAAATAATATATACGGGCGATCTACATACTCGGGGCTCGCGCTACGAGTTATATGATATGATACCTGATTATTCTTCTTCTTCACATTCTCAAGGAGAAGGTTATAATGTTAAAGCTAATTTTGATAATTGGGTTGATGATATTGCTGACTTAAGTCATAATGAAAGTAATAGTCTTAAAGATCAAGCCAAATTTAATCCTTTAAATAATCCAGATTTTACTATAAAAGGACCTATTATATTAGATTAAAATATACAACATTTTTATTTTTTATTTTTTATTTTTATGAACTTTTATTTATAGTCAAATTTTCCCGTTCTTTTTCAAACTCCAGTGTAAAAGACCAGTCCATGTTATTCGTGTCAATGATACGGCCATAGTCGTCATACAGTTTTATAGTTAATTTTTGAATATCTACTGGAACTTTATACCTCCTTGTTCTGTTGAGCAATTTTGACATTCCTGAATCACGCACCGATAACGTGTTTGCAGTTATCGGTATCAGATTCATACGCGCAATAATGTGATCATCGAGAACCGAATCATTGTATACGACTTGGATTTCCGATTTGCTATTTGTTTTGTAGTCATTAATGGAAATAAATCCGTAACGCGCTCCACTACTAAAGCGGAGACCTTCAGATAAAACAGACGCGCGAAATCCAAAGTTGAAATTATTCAAATATGGTTGAGATAAACTATTTAAAAGAGTTGATATAATTTCTTCTTGATTCTTATATTTTGCGTTTCTATCATGAATCACCAATTCTATAATAAGATCAGGCACATTCACAGCACCCTCATTCGCTTTTCCCTCTCCAAAATACTCGGTTCTTGTTGCACTGCTGTTCGTTGTAATTTGGTATGTGTCGGAGATATTCATACCTAATAATGAACGAGCTGTTGTTTTTTCGTAGTTGATAGTATAAGTTTTTTCAGGAGACTGATCAGCAGTTATGTAAAAAGTTGGTCCGTCGATGTTATTCTGCGTTTCGTTCAGAGCAATGAACCCCACTGACAGATAATTCGTATTAATGTTAGCGTTAAACTTATTTGTTATTTCTGTTGCCAAGAGGTTTCCTGAATATCTTTTAACCGATATTTCAATATTCTCGTCAATGTTACCTATAGAAATATTTATTATGTTAGTATTATTTGTAACAACAAAACTTCTGTCGAGCGGGTCGTCGCTCATATATGATAATGTATATATTCTTTATTATCAATATCATAAAATAATATTATTAATTTTTTATACTTAATCATATTATTTCTCATCGGGTCGCTATTTTAAAAATCAATAACCACCTTCAGGCTCAGGCTCAGAGTCAGGCTCAGGGTCGATGCCCGACTCTGCGAGCGCGAGCTTAGCATTGAACGCTTCCTCCGCCAGCCCGTTCACATCGTCGGCAAGGTACAATGCGGGCAAATACCACGGCCAATCATTTGGCGAATATTGACCAGTGTGATTAATACTATTGCGGATTTCCCAGTGCTCGTATGCTGTCAAGCCTAAATATTTTTGGTTATTAATATCTCGTGCTGGATAAATGTCTAAATCTGCCGTGTGCACAAGATACTCCTGCACGTTAGTGTCGGTCTGAGCATATAACCAAATATATGCCACATCCGCAGCTGCCTTTGCAAAATCATATTCGTCAGGTGGAAGTTTAACAACGGCGTGGTATTGCTGATAATTATGATTGTTGTTGGGTATCACACTCGTAGCAGGTTGGCTTCCCTCTCCAGGCTGAATGTAATCGGGATCGGACGGCAGACGAGGGCCGATGATGATGTTACCAACACCAGCTTTTATTTTATCAGAAGCTTTTTTTAATATCTCATAATTAGAGTACATTGCAATGTCATAATAGCCTATCTCTACTGTTAGCTCTGCGAATTCGAGAAGGTCCGCTTTCGTATCGAGCGGTAAAGCGTCATTATTATTTGCTAATAAATCGGGGTCAATCTTATGGTACAGTTTAGAGATGGTGATCCCTCGATTAGAGCCAATACCCGTTAGATATAAAGATTTCATCGACTTCTCTGCTACCCTCATAATGGTGTAATATTCATTCGTTTGCCCCTGTGAGGAGCCACCCGTGTTGTAATAATTACCTGGTTTTGTAACATTAAAGATGTCATCAGTTGCCTCATATATATCTGTCGCATGCTCATAGACCTTAGCAACATACTCTCTAATATCAGCAAGTAAATCAGACCCCTCAACCCACTCATCATTATTCGCCTCATCATTATAAACATTATTGCCATTGGTATAAATAAAGTCCGTCTCGTTATCTAATACTAATTTTTTTGCGCGTGATAGTAATTCCATTGCTTCAGGAGTCAAATTTTCTGCTATTCTTTCTCTGTTTTCAAAAAGTGTCTGTTCGACCCGAAGTGATTTCACCGAAGCGAAATCAATCGTATTTTCTATATTTTCTTTGTCGTCTTCATTTTGTGCTAGTTCATATTGTCCGGTTCGAAAACCTAAAATCCATCCTAATTTATACTGAATATTTGTATCATTGTCTTCGTTTCCATAGCTATCAATGTTGAATTTAATGTTACTAATTTCCTTTGGATTAGACTTAATAGGCTTTACAACCATTTTTGGTTCTCTTGATTTAGATAAAAGAGCCATCATTTCCGGATAGGGCTCTCCCTGTCGAGGCATATGTCCAATGCCATTGCTATCTACATAAGGCCCCCCATTTGCGGGACTCTCCCATGTGTTTTGGTTACTAGTCCCCCAGTCATTTGGGCCACCAAATGTTGTTCTTAAACCCGATTGACCTTCGCGGACAGTAAATTTATTGACTTTTATTATTCGTGATACAATATTATTAATCGTTCCAGAATTATTATTATTATTATTATTATTTATGAATGTTGGTGTAGTAAATATTGAACGCTTACTTATACTGTCCTTGCTGTAATTTAATTCTGGTTCATATCCTGGTATTACGTGCGTGTTTGCATCTTCGCCAACAAATACCGAATTTTGTGTTAATGCATTATTTGCATTGTTGATATAATTATAATCATCGGGCTCTATAATCGCACAAAAATTTCCAACGTTATCTACTGCTCCTGGAATCGCAATGCCTATTGCATCATTAACAACGAGTTCAAATTCTACTCCTTTATTATTAATTATTTCATCATAATTACCATCGGGTAAAGTAACTAACCAAGCATACTTCACTGGGTTGAAATCAAAGTTTTCTTTACCATCCTGTAGACCTTTATATCTTAATGCTTTCAAATGTATTTGTTTTTTTATCTTGGTATCTGTTGTTTTTTCATTCATCCTTTTACAATCATATGGAGGATAGATTGTGCTGCCGTCTATATAAGTCAACGCATCAAAATCAACATCTGTTCTTCTTGGATTTCCACGAGGAGAATAAATATTAATGGATGGTTGACCATTAGACGGCCCGTCATTATTAATCTCAGTATACATAACATATTTTTTTAAACCGGTGCCGGTGCCGTCGAATCCATTCCAAACACCCTGCTTCCACTTGCACGTTCTACTCCTGATAAAATTATAGTATTTTGTAAACGTAGTTGTAGTCGTTATTGTTTTT